GTATCAGATGTGATGGTACCTCTGTCTCGTCAGAGACAGCCTAGCGAGTAAACCTCCTCCGCTGTAAAGCAGAAGCTGTCACTCACCAGAAGGAAAACTTAATTGAATAACAAAACATGATTAACTTCATTCCTTTCTTAAAGAAAGCAATTGAGGCAATCTACTGCTCTGTTACTCCGGTATCACGGGCAGACATCAACACGGTGACAAGCCGTCTTGAAGTCTGGTACCGATCACGAGGTCCTGTCTGGACTGCCGACCGAGCTAAGCTCGCTCGACTAGCCCTAACAAGATACTTGTGCGGTCACCCGCTTTCCGAACCAGCTGGTCTTTCACTGACTAAGGACGGACTTCCAAGGGTTTTACCCCATGGAATTCGAACTTTAATCAGAGAGAAAGACCTTCGAGCTATCTCCTTGTCACTGACATTACTGTCAGCTACTCGGATCATCAAGGGAGGTAAACCCGTAGACTACGAGCCTATTACGGCCCCTAGTACTGCGGTTATCTCTCCTGATCTCAAGAAGTTCATCTCCCGGGAGATTTCTCTCCTAGGTTTTGATCGACTTGGGAAGCTCGACTGGGAAAGCTTTCATTGGTCTACCAAATCTGGTCCTAACGGTCCGGCTCTTCAATACTCTCTCGTAGATTTTTACAACCTACCAGAGAGTCTGAAGAAGTCCCTACTAATTCTGGCTCCTGGACTTAAGATCCCTTTCGGGGTCTTAGAGTCTTGGAGTAATCATCCAGAATTACTAGGTGTTTTATCTAAAGTTTTCCAAACTTCCAGAAATCCTGGTCGTATCAGAAAACTCTCGGTAAAACCGGATCGAGAGGCTAAGAGTAGAATCTTCGCGATTCTTGACTATTGGTCACAAACAGCCCTACGACCTTTACATCTGAAATTATTTCAAATGTTAAAGGTTATGGGTACTGATTGTACCTTTAATCAGGATCACGGAGTCACTCTTAGAGCCCCAGAGGGCCAAAGCTACCATTCTCTAGACCTATCATCCGCCACAGACCGATTCCCTGTAGAATTACAGTGTTTCGTTCTGGAACGAATGATCGGCCCAGAGAAGGCTGCTGCCTGGAAGGATGTAATAGTAGGTTACGAATTCTGCACTCCCACAGGAGGGTCGGTTGCTTATGCAGCCGGTCAACCTATGGGAGCGCACAGTTCATGGCCTCTATTCACCCTAACACATCACTTAGTGGTTCAGTATGCCAATAGCCGGTGCGGTTTACCCGCTCCGTTTAGAGACTACCGAATTTTAGGTGATGATATCGTTATCGCTAACGATATGGTCGCAGCTGAGTATAAGAAGGTGATGACTCAAGAGCTTGGAGTCTCTATCTCCGAGGCAAAATCTCATGTATCTACTGATACATTTGAAATTGCTAAGAGATGGATTCACCAAGGTCAAGAGATCACTCCCTTCCCAGCGCCTGCTTTCTACGAAGTTCACAGTAAGTTTCATCTTACTGCTGACCTGTGGAAGCAGACACTGTCAAGGGGCTTCGAATACTTAGGTGAGTTTGGCTCAACCAGTCTAAGCAAGCTCTTAGTAGCCGCAGGTCACCATGGGAGATTACTCCATCGTGATCTACGGAATATTAAGGCGTTCTTGCTGCTACTTGGGTTACCCCAAGTAGAATTCAGTATCGACAAGGTGGACAGAATCTTTCGATTCTTAGACCTTGCTGGTATTGAATTTCCTTGTAACTGGAGGGATGCAACCGTTGTCAAATTATTTGACGACATTGCAAGCTCTAGTTATTATGAACGGCAAGAACAGCTTGCAGATCGGGCGCGTAATCGAGTCCGAAAATGGCAATTAGCCATCATCACGGATCTCGAGGAGCATCCCGATCTAGGGCAGGATGACCAATCCTTGCTTACCGAACACTGGAAAGAAGCGTTACCAATGCTTTCGGCCCTGTCTG